TTGGGCTGGTTCATTTGGCTACCGCCTTCGCTTCGCTCAGTTGGTCTCGGTTGCTGTGGTCGGGTCGGTGGGTCGCAGTCCCCCCGCTGTTTGAGTATGTCTCTCTGGCCGCCGGATGTTCACTCGTGTGGGACGGTCGCCATTCGCATTTCTGTAGTTTGGACTCTGCACGACCTACTTGATGGCAGGCCGCTCTACCCTGCTTCCGCAGTGTGCATACCAACAGAGTGCAAACCCCTATGTGGCCCTGGTCGTCTTTAGTTGTGGGCGCGGACATTACCAGAGCTGCGGCCGTTCTGTTCCGCCTAGCCGTTCCGCTATCAGGTTGATCTGGTTAGGTCGCCACACATAACACTCGATGTGGGGCTGCAGCGCGTTGCACCATGACACCTGATCATGGGTCAGTCGACCGACCATTGTTTTGAGTTCGGCAAAGATGACGCCGCGTTCCCGGTGTGCCAGCACTAAATCGGGGAATCCTTTGCCGTCGCTGCGCCACGCGCCCGGGCGAATCTGAGCGGGTACCGGGTGAAACACCAGCCAGCCATTCATTTTGGCTATTTGCTTGACTTGGTCGAGGAACACGGCCTCTGAGTAGTCCGGCACCCGCTCACCCATTGTGTTTCACCTGTGCGTTGTCCACAGCGTTCCACACATGACCATTGGGTTGCGAATACTTTTGGGTTGTGTCCAGCTCTGACAGCCACATCCGCATGATGTCAATGATCTCGAGCAAATGACCAACGGTCAGTGCGCGGCCTGCAAAATGGACTGGGCGTTCGTCGCGTGGTACGGGCATCAGAACGGGTCTTCTTCTTGGACTTGTGGCTGCATGTTTTGGCAGATGCGTTGAGCTGGTATGCCTTCTTTGTGCTGCTCGATCCAGTCGGATGCTTGCTGTTTTGTCAGGCCTTCAACCCAGAGCGGGGCTGGGATGCCGTCACGCTTGCAGGCACCTTTGATGTAGCCGATTTGTTTTTCTGATGCTGCGCCGGTCATCGGGCTGCGTCGTTTCATGTCCATTTCAGCTTGGAAATCGCCGCGAGCGATGTCTGCGTCCGCACGATCCTGTTTCCATTGTGGTCGTGGCTGTGCTGGTGCCGGGTTGCTGGTCGTTGCCTTTTGCATTTCCTCGCGTGACGGCCTGCCGTTCAGCGTCGCATGGCTGATTTGATTCCAGTTCGCCAAGGCTCGCCCGATCGCGCTGGTCTCAGCAACCTCGAGGTGACTTGTTTTGGTGATGTGGTTTGATCCGCGCACCTCTTCAGCATGGCCAGAGGCCAGCAGCGTTGCTCGTTCGCCTGCGCCGTCTGCCAGCTGGGTGATGCGCCACAGTTCGGCACGGAACACGCACACATCGGCACCCGGTGCGGACAGCAGCGTCGTCAGTACTCGGGGGATGCGACCTGCTGCTATTTCGATTTGATACCAGCGGTCTAGGCGAACTGCTACTGGCTCATAGTCATCCAACATGGGCTTGGATTTCCAGTCGGCGCAGTTCGGCGTTCAGGTGTTCGAGCGCGGGCAGCAGTTCGGTTTCGAACTTGGTGAGAACGGCTGCAATCAGCCGCAGTTTGTCACCGGCGGGTGTTGGCCCCATCGCGTCCACTATGGCTGCTTCGTGGTTTGCCCATGCGGCTAGGTCTTTCAAGCTAGGCGTTGACATCGGCTGCGGCTTTCTTTGCTTCGCGGCGGGCCTTTGCTTCGGCGGCCTTGCGCTCGGTCTGGTATGCAGCGTCAAAGCAGTTGGTGAATGAGTCGTCGAGCATCCAGCGGATGACATCTGACATTCGCTTGAGAACGACGGTCGGGTCGTTTTCCGGGCTGCGTCCGATGCACCACTCGAGTCGGGTGTAGAGATCGTCTGGCAGCTCTGCTGCGACAGTCTTTCGGCCTTCACGGTTAGCCATTTTTGGTTTCTCTTTCTGTCACCGGCACCAACGCCGGACTTGCCGTTTGGAATTATGACACACGAGTGTCTTGAACTTTGAATTAGTGCGGTACAGGTATCGAAAGCAGCCGTGGCCCCACGGCCCGACCGGGTAACGATCTCGATGCCCGAACCAAAATGCTCGATCCAATACCCGTGACTGTGCGGCAAAGTCAAGTTTTGGTGCGCGCCGGTCTGAGCTGTCGGCAAACATGTTCCAGACTGCGCGGGTCATGCCGTAAGCCGTCACATAAGTTCGGGTGCTGTGGGTTGTGTCTGCCCCGGTCTCGCATTGCGCCAAAGCTTGGTACGCCCACAGTGGCAGGGGGTGGTTCCACTGTGCGCGGGCGAGGCCAGCGGGCGTGATGAGAGAGACTGTGAGCGTCACGGCCAGTATGCGCCTAATCAACCCGATGCACTGTCGTTGGCGGCCCCCACGACCCCCATTCGTCCGTGCGCGTCGCGACTTGGACAAGGGTGATCAGGCCAGTCTCGTCCGTAAAGATTTGAACGAGTGTGAGTCCATCGTCGGATTTGAGCGGCATGTAGCCGTGTACCGGGATGGGTCGGAACTTGGGGTGGATGTCGTACGGCATAGCTACTTTCTGTAGATGAAAATGATGCCCGCTGCGTAGCAAGCAAGGCTGACCAAATACCACTGTTGGCCGCTCATGGGATGGGCCGCCAGACTATTGCTTCGTTTCCGGCGCGGGTCATTCGGCGTTCGCCGGAATCCTCCAGCCAGCCGTCGAGAACGAGTCCCCGAATGGTGGGGTTGATTGTGTTGGGGCTGATGCCGGTCTGCTCGTTGACCTCGTCTGCTGTCAAACCGTCACGGGAGGTCATCAGAGACCAGATACGGTGCCGTTGTGTACCTGTGCGGGGGTAGGCGCGCAGCGCGGCTTCACGGCTCGTCAGCTGTGTCCCGAAAAAGACCCGGTTGCGTTCGAGTGCGGCGCGGCCGTCGCGGGTGCTGGCAAGGTATTGCTCCATCCAGCCACCCTTGATCAGGGGCAACCGTTCGGGGCATGGCAGTCCTTTTTGGATGTGGTGATGCTCGATGCAGTACCCGGTGGGCATGGTGCGCCCGCGGGGGCAGTCCTGCCAAAGACAAGTTGGTTTCATGTTTCCTCGTTTCTGCCGCTTGGTCGGCATTGGGGAGAATAACAAACGGTGTGCCACAGGTGGTGGATTTGTTTGGAATGGCGACAGGCCCGCCGGGAGAAACAACCAGCGGGCCTGTCTGACCCGCTGCCGTTATCCAAGCAGTTCAGCGGGCTAGGGCTTGGGAAGCGATCTCCAAGCCGTTTCGAATGCTACTGGGTCGGCTGCCATCTCGGGGGACAATTCGAGGTGCAACCAAGCCCCGCCAGATCCAGCGGATTCTGCTTCGTTGGCGTACACCTTTACCCCTTTGGCACCTTCGCCGCGTGAGCAGCGGTAGCCGCGGCCGAATTTGCCGAACGAGTAATCGTGGATTTCACAGATACCCAGCTCGAGGGTATGTGCGAGAAACCAGTCCCACATCGCCTCGCCGGTTTTGCGGTCGGGGTAGCCGATGTCTGCGGCCGCGCCGGTGGCATGCACTGAAAGCTGGCCGGGTTTGCCGCGCATGTCGCGAACCACCCAAGTCCCCAGATTCTTGGTTTTCCAGCGGCGGCCGCACAGCTCGACGAGTTTTTCCGTCCCGGCAAGTTTGCCGGTCGATGCCTTGGCTGGGTAGTAGGGATACGGGCGGGTCACAGCGTCACCTGCAGGATTGTGACGGTTTGGCTGCTGACGCTCGAGATGGCCCACAGCTCGTCGTTGCCGTCGATCTCGATTTGCAGGGGGCCTGCGTTTTTGTCGATGTAGAACCCGGTGGTGGTTGTGACGGCCGATGATGCGCCCAAATAAACGGCACTGTTGCCGATGGCGTGAATGCTCATCTGACGGTTCACACCGTCGCTGGCGGCGATTTGGACGGCTGTGGTGCCGACCGTGTGCTGGGCTGTGGTGATGATCACTTGCCACCCCCGGTGAATGCCTTTTGTACCTCGTCGCGGGTCAGCACCCCGTCGTCGGCCCATGCGCGCAGCAGAGCTTCGACGACACGGGCGGTGGCCATGAACCCGGCCATTGCTGCGCTCTTCCACAGCTCGATCCCGATGACTGCTCCACCGGCGATGGCTGCCAATGCGCTCGATCCGAACACGGCCACGATGCGGCCGATGATGACTGTGAGCTTCATTCTGAGTCTCCCGTGAAAATGCTGACGATGTGTGCCACCATCGCGATGACGGTGAGCATGACGGCTGTGTCACGGGTTGAGCCTTCAAGGGTGATGATAACAAACAGGAAACCGATCAAGATGAGAACGGCCCCGGCAAGTTCGTTTAGTGCCTTCACTTTTTCTTCTTTCGTGCTAGTGAAATTGGGCTGATGGGGGATGTCAGTAGCACGGTGACTGTTTGGACGATGGGTGTGGCTGGGGTGGTGCCTTTGCCGTACCCGTGGCGGGGTTTGACACCATGCGCTTGGCCGACAGTTGTTTGGTTTACGGTTGCCGGGATGGAATCCAATACGGGCAAGGTTGTGTCGGGGCTGGTGGTGGTGCTGGGCAGATCTGTGGTGCTGCTCGTTATCGCAAGGGTTGTTGTTGAGCTGCTCGATGTGGTGGTCTTTGGTGCTTGGTAGAGCGTGGTCGTGGTCGCGGCGACAGTGGTTGTTGGCGGCAGAGTTGTGGTCGTTGTGCTGGTCTCTGGTGGGACGGTTGTTGTGGGGGGTTTCGGCGCGACGGTCGTGGTTGTGGTGGAAGTCTGAGCGGGTTCGCTGGTGGTGGTACTGGCGGGTGCGGGTTCGGTTGTCGTTGTCGTTGTGGTGCTGGTCGAGGTGGTCGTCGTTTGGACGGGCGCAGAGATCAGCTCGTCGGGGCCGGGTAGCCACACAATCTCGTTGCCGCAGTGCCAGTGGGAGACATGCCACCAACAGGACGGGTCAAGGGTCACGGCCCGCGCGTTGTTTGAGATGAAAGAGATGCCGAGCGTTAGCACGGTGGCTGCGGCGGTCACGCCGCGCCAGTTCACTCGGTGATCAGCGGTTCCTCGAATTTGGGCAGCGCGGCGATTTCTTCGGGAGTCAGCTCACGGGTGACGGTTTCGCCGGTTTCAGCGTCATGGAATGTGCCGGTGATGGGATCAGACATGGCTACGCCTTTCGATATCCGTAAACAGTGATAGTGCCTGACGCGCTGTAAGTCGTCGAAATGTTGAAACCGTCGTAGGAAGTCGTGTTAGCCAAATGGCCGCCACATACGGTCAGCCATCGGCTGTCGGGTGAATACGAACCTTGACAGAATGAAGTTACCCCGGTGTAAGCCGCGGCTTGAGGCTTGAAGAATTCCAGTTGGAGACGGGCTGGGATGCCGCTGGACAATGCGCCTACGCGAATGCTTGCAGAGTTTGTCCCGCCTTGTGCAGACACACTTGGAGCCGCCAAAAAATCTGCCCCAGCGTGGTAATAGCCGGTAGCGGTATTTGTTGTGCCAGTCCGCAACTGGACGAACACAACATCGTTTCCACCGGGGCTGTCGTACTCGACCAGCACTCTGTAATGGCTCATTGTGGATGTGAAACATGTGTTGATGTTCCACGATGTTCCGGTGAAGGACGCGCTTGTGACATACACAAGGCCAGCATTTGCCAGATAGGTGTTGGTGTCGGAGGCTGTCAGCACCTCGTTAGTTGTGAATGTTTTGACGGCCATGTCAGAATCCTAACCTATTCAGATCAAGTTGTCCGAGGGTTGCATTGTTCAACCGTAGGAAAGCGTTTTGCAATGACGACGACAAGTATAGGTTGATTCGCCAGTCGGTCGGATTCGCGTAGAACGACAAACCTTCAATGATGCAGTTGTAAGTCGTACCGCGGAACAAGACGGTGATTTGTTGGTGAACTTTGGTGGGGTCGGCCAGCAATATGGCTTCCTTTAGGGTGCCGACAGCTGCGCCGGTGGTCGTGATTGAGTAAGGAACCGTTCCGGCAAAGTCGAGTTGGGCCTTGACATATCCGGCGACATTGGCGGCCTCGGATGTGCTGCTGTTGATGGTGCTGATTGTTTGGATGTAGTCGCCAGATCCTGATGACTGGTCAGCAAAACCGTCGGCCTGCACTGTGACTTTGGTGCCGTAGTTTTGGGCTGACGACAAGAATTCAATTTCGGTATAGGGGTATTGGCCGCCTCCGTCGTCGCCAAAATAGGCGACATTGGTATAGAGATCGGTGGCGTTCCTGCCGTAAAGTCCGATGACCGGGTAGAACGAGGCGGGGTAGACGGCTGGGCTTTGGCCGCTGTCAATGACCGTCCCTTGTTCTGTCGCCATCAAAGTGTTGACCGGGCCGGTCAACTGCCCCGTGATTGTTTGTGCGCTGGTCGTCGATCCCCACGGCCCGTACCGTTCGACCACATTGCTGACACCACCGGCTGTGGAAATGCTGTCAGCCATGACCGATGTGCTGGTTCCGGCTGTGGTTGTGACTGTTCCGCTACCGCGACCCAGCTTTGCGTACCCGGATTCAATGGTGAGTTCCCATGTGTCGTATGCGGGCAGTACGCCATAGATCGCGCGGTAGTCCGAAATGTATCCATAGAACACGGCTGATGTCGTCATTCCAGTGGTTTTGACAGTGACCCGAACCTTGTTTCCAAGCTGGAATTTGTCCGCGATGTAGGTCGGGTTGATGCCGGTAATCAGGCAAGTCGACCCCGACCATTGGTCGGTGATGTTCAACCGCCCGGATGACCATGACACGCTGGTGATGTAGCTAGGCGACAGCTGGGCAAACGGGGTGATGGCTGGCGTGTAATACGACAGCGTAATTTCAGGCTTGGTGGCCATCTACGAAACCTTGATGACTTTGGGCAGTTTGCCGTTTCGCTTGGCCCATGTCACCAAAGCGTCAACTACCTTGTCGGGATCTGCACTGGTGGCCTGAATGGTCACATTCATGGATTGGCCCAGCTGCACTGCGTTGACGGCCTGCTGTGCGCCAAGGATCGCGCCACCGTACTGCTGATTTGCGGACGCGGTGCCGAGTTCTGTGCCAACTTGGGCCACGCCAGCCAATGAGTCGTTGATTGACTGAACTGTCAGACCCCCGACCCCGGCAAGGATGTCTTTGGCGACTTGTGCGCCAGCCACCGGGCCAAGGTTCAGCAGCTGCTGCAGGCCCGCTGGTTGCAACCCGTTGGCCACCAATGTTTTGAGCGATTCGCCGAACGATTTGGCGGCGGTGATTTGTTCCTGAAACAGCTGGGTATACGACTTGCGTTGGCTCTGAGCGGTAGCAACAGCACCCTCGGCTTTGGCAACCCGCTCCATAGCGTCAGCCAGATCGTTAGCGTCGGCCACGGTCGTCTTGCCGGTTGCCGCATCAAATACCACGGTTTGCAGCTTGGCCAGATCTTCGTAAGCGGCTTTGCGTTCGGCCAATGCGTCGTTGTAGGCGGTCTCACTGCTGTTGGCCCCTGAAACCGCGTCAGAGAGGCTTACATACGCGCTGACGGTGTCTCTGAGGGAGTCCCGGTAATCGTCTGATGACCGGGTCAGTGCGTCCAGTTTGTCTTGGGCGGCTTGCAAGGCGTTGGCCAGCGTGGTCTTGTTGGCCTCGGCCAATGCTTTGGCGGCGGCGGCGGCGCGTCGTTGGGCGGCTGCTGCGTCTGCTGCGCGCTTGGCCGAAATGTCATTGAATGCCCCGCGTTGGGCCTGTTCAACCATTCTGAAGTTGGCGGCCGACGATTTCAGGGTCGAATTGAGATCCTTGGCCGCTGTGTTGACACCGTCAAGTTTTACGATGAACTGACCGCCGGGAATGATGGCACCAATGATTGAGTCGCGCACGGAGGCCACGACTCGAGATAACAACCCGTTCCCTTGGGCTGCTTCGTTGGCTGCATGTCCCAGTTCGACCGTTTTGTCAATGACCGGCAGCAGGGTCTGATTCAGATAGCTGCCGGTGATTTCGGCTGTGTCCTGCAGCACCAAACCGAGTTTCTTCCAGCCACCATCTGCGCCTTTGGCAAGTTCTGCCGAGGCACCCTGCACAGCAGGCTGGATCTCTTCCATCGCCATCTGGAAATCTTTGGACTTGATGGCCGTGTCGGACACTGACAACCCGAGGCGGCGCAGTGCGCCCACATTGCCCTGATAGGCGCGTCCAAGGCTTAGCGCGACGGTTTGGACATCGCGCCCGGTCACTGCCGAGATATCAAGCGCAGTGGACAGCAGCTGCTGGGATTTGGTCATGTCGCCCGTCACCAAAGCGAGGGACTGCAGCGCGGGCCGCAGCTCGTCATCGGCGATGGCAGCCGTGTACTGCAGTTTCTGCAGGTTCGTTTCGACGGCCCCAATCTGCTCGGTGGTTGCCCCGGTCGTATTCCGTAGGGTGTTGGCCAGCAGACGCTGGGAGCGGGCATCCTCGTTGGCGGCCGTGATCGAGCGGCGCGCGATGTCGACGAGCGCACCAGCCGAAACAGCCGATGCCACCTGACCCTTGGTCAATTCCTTCAGGGACTGCAGCGCGGACTTGACACCCTTGCCGTCGTACTCGGTCAGAATGGGAATGGAAATGGTCATCGGCGGCGGCCCTTCACGAGCTTTTTATTTGTCTTGGCTTCCAATTCTCGCACAAGGCCCAGCATTCGTTCCTCGAGTACCGGCAAATAGAATTCGATGCCCGGGTACATGTAGCGCGACGGCCCTTTGTTTGGACGGCCAGCTTGCGGGCGGGTATGCGGAATGTCCACGAATTCGGCAAGCGTTTCCTCGAACCGTACTTTAGGATTGCTGTTCCGCTTGCCTGCCATGTCGTAGATTGCACCGGCAGCGTCGGCCTGCATGATTGCGAACATCCTGTAAGACTTGCCGACCCGGGTGCGCTTGGTCGGGCCGCCCAATTTGAATTTGATGCTGCGGCGGGCTTTGCGGGCATCCCAGCGGACATTGCGGCCCCTCACCAGTGATCCGCGGTTCATGCCGACAAGCGGCCGGTCGGGTTCGCGCCACCCGTCTGACTGGTGGTCAAATTCCTTCTTTGCGGACACGACAGCATCGGCGGCAAACACGCGGGCGCGCTTGCGGAAATCCTTCACATACTGCGGCTCGACTTTGCGTAGTTCTTTCAGCGTTTCCTCGAGACCCACAATTTTGATTTGTGTTGATGCGGTCACTGTTGGGGCTGGCTTTCTGCTATCGCTTGGTAGATCGTTGCCACCAGAGTTGGGGGCATTGCCACTAGCTCTGTGTAGGGGATTCCTCTGAGGATGAGGCTGGCAAAGACGGCGTGGATGCCGTTTCGCCAAAAGGGATGGTCTCGATTTTGTAGCCGACGGCCTTGATGGTTTTGGCGTACTCGTCGAGGGATGCCGGGACAACCGCGCCCGTCTGCTTCGTAGCTATCCACGAGAGGCGGGTCAAAACGCGCGACGAAACGCGGTTGTCGATGGCATCGATGAGGGACATGGTCTCCAAGGTTTCGAATTCCAGCTGGCTGGCCATGCTGAGTTCGACTGTGTCTTGTGATCCATCAGCCCGCACGGTGGTGATGTTCAAAAGAAACATTGGGTCAGCTGGTTGCCTTCACGAGTGTGCCGCCGGTGAATGTCAGCTGCATGGCCGCGAGATCGCCGACCGCGCCAGCGACAGGCTGTGAACCTTCGAGGTAGGTGCTGCTGACGGTGTAGGACGGGTTCGTTGCGCTGACTGCGCCGGAATCGGCCTTGACGACGACCGTGGTCGAGGTGCCGACCAGCGGGAAGATGGTTGCTTCCGTCTTGGTGGCGGCGAAGTCCTGATTGAGCGACACGGTCACCGTGTTGGACTGCAGGCCGCCTTCGTAGGTGTGGCCGCTTGCGCCCATTGCCGTGGACTCGACAGCGTCCTTCTTGTAGTCGAGCGTCACGCTGGTGACATAGGCCGAGAGATCAACCGAGTTGATCGTCACGGATGCGTTCTTGAGTACGAAAATTGCCATTACTCGGCTTCCTTCTTGCTGGTGGTTTTGGTGATGTGGCCCGACTCGAGCAGAGCTGCGATGTTGGTGCCTTCGAGTTCCTCGTCAGTGATCGAGTCTCCCGGGTTCTTGCCGGCAATGTTGTCGGCAACGACTTTGTATGTGGCCATTTGGTTCCTTAGTTGCTTGCTGGGTAGTTGACGGACACGGTGACACACGGCAGCTCTTGCGAACCGAGCGAGTATGACCCGGATTGTGCGCTGGTGGCGGGGACTGCGTCGATGATGGTGTCGACCATGTCGTTAAGTTCCCGCATCGCGTCTAGGTTGCCGGGGGGTGGAACCAGAGCGATGACGGGATACTCGACCAGCAACTGGCCGCCACGGATGGACGACACTTGGACGCTGCCGGGTTCGACGATGACGACACCGGGTCGGGCGTTGCGGGAGTCGTTCACGACAACCAGCCCTGCCGTTTCGAGTGCTGACACCAGATCATCGTAGGAATCATTTAGGCGGCCCATCATCCGACCTGTGGGCGGTTGCAGCCCCACAGCCTGAGAATTTCGCCCATCGAGGCGACGGCCGGTGACCCGCCCGCGTATGCCTCAAAGCTCTGAAACGAGTCGACCGATCCGCGTTGACGGTAAAGGCTGCCCGCATACATGCGGGTGCCTAGGGCAATGTCCGCACCCGGCACCGTCGACAGAGAGTCCGTGTAGCCGGATTCCTTGCGCCGACGGTACGCAAGCGCGTTTGCCGCATCCGTGCATGCGGAAACGAAATCAAGGTCGTTTGCCGTTGCGGGGGCAACGCCCAGCCAGTCCAAAACATCTTGGTCGGTGATCCATGTGCAGATCGGGCTGTACGAAACGGTGCCGCTGGTGACGGTGCGTTCCGTGTCCGTATAGTTCAACGCGAAGAGCAGCTGATTCTCCATGATGACGGAGTAATCAAACAGCAGGTCGCCAAATTCGTCTTTGCCGATGTACAGGTACGGGGCCGTCGAAATGACTTTTCGTGACCCGTTGATGCCCGCTGCTACGGATGCGACGGTGATGGTTTCGCCGGTCTCGATGTCCGTGGGGACGAGGGTTTGCAGCACGACGATGTCATCCAACACCGTGTAGAAAGCGAGGTCGTAAGTCGCCATGCTGCAGCCCTAGTCAGTCCGTGTTCGTAAGGATCAGGTGATCTTGACGAACTTGGTTGCGTCGACCATCTTGGTCGCAAAGTAGCCGCGGAATGCGATGGTGCGGCTGAGCGTCGACGGTGCGTCGATGCTGATAGCACCCTTCTGCTGCTCCCAGATCTGGTAGCCGGACGGGTCACCGAGGATGAGCGTGTCGGCGGCAAACCCGCGGTCGACCACGACGGTGAGGCCGAATGCCGAACCGTTGGACTGGCCGTCGCGCGGCGACTGCGAACCGTAGGCGTTCATCGGCATGGTCGGGGCCAGCAGCGGACGGCCGGTCGTGTCGACGAGCTTGCCGAGGTAGCCAAACATGTTGGGCGACATGAACAGGTGCGTCGGGACATTGCCGTTTGAGTTGTTGATGATGGTGACGGTCGCGTCGTAAATGTCGGACACCCACTCGGAGGGGCTGGTCGGGTCGGTGAGAACCTGCGACTGCGAGCAACCGGCAAGCAGCTGGTCAGCTGCGTAGTTGTCCGTTTCGTAGGCGTAGACGCGGCCCATGTCGTCGAGCATCGACCCGATGATCTCCGGGGATGACCAGTCGATGATCTGTTCTGACAGCACCGAGTAGCCCCCGAATGTGAGTTTTGTTATGTCGTACGACGAGACGGCGTACAGCGATGCCGTGAGCGTGTCGAGCTGCGCTGCCTGCTGGCCGACCGAGTTGTGGGTCGACACATACGGCACGCGGAACACTGCGCCTTCAGCGGGCATTGCGCGGGTGCCGACTGCGTCGACGACCGGGCGGCGGCCAATGAAGTTGTTGTAGATCGGCGTGGTCAGGATCTGCGGCAGCAGACCCGGCTCGTCGGTCGTGGTGGTGTTCGGCGCAGCTGCGCGGATCTGGCGGCGCATGGCCTCTGCTGCTTCGCCGCCGCGGATGATCGCGGCGAGGTACTCGGCTGCCGACGGCAGGCGGGCAGGGGCTGCGGCCTGAGCGAACAGCTGGGTCGGCACCGAGGCTTCGACAGCCTCAGCGGGGGTGGGTTGTGCTTCCACTGGTGTTTCCTCCTCGGGAACTGTTGGGGTGGATTCTGGTTCGGGTTCGGAGGCCACAACGCTGGCCACCTTTGCCGATTCAAACGCGCCAAACGGAAGCAGTGACAGCTCCATCCAGCGGCCTGACTTTACGACCATCACATTGTCTTCGAATGTGTAGTCGACTGGTTCAACGCCGACCGAGACCGAGTCGTAATACTCGCCCGGGCCAGCCATCGCCAAGATTTCGTCGCGCATCTGACCGGGGCCGACTCGAGCTGCAAAGAGCATTTCGGTGCCGGTGTCGTTGCGTTGAAAGACCATGCCAAGCGGCTTTTCCGCGGAATGGTCAAGCATGAATTTGGGTGCGGGGCCGTCGGTCGGAAGAGATCCGGGCAGGAACTTGACCTGCTGACCCCCGCTGACTGTCGCAACCGCGTTCCATTTCACGGCCACGCCCTCGATCACCCGGCGCGGCGTACCATCCGCTGCGGCGGCCTCGATGGGCAGAATTTCGGCGTTTAGATCGAGTCTCACGATGACATGTCCTCCAGCTGGGGTTGCTGCACCGTCGACTCGTCAAGAGCCTCGGTGACGAATTCTGAAACATCAAGTTTGACAAAGCGGCCGCGGGGCAGGACATCGTTGCCCGAGAGCGTCTGGTTGATGCAGTCAATGTAGGGCTTTGCGGCGGCCTGATACAGCAGGCTTCGCATCTCGGTCTGGTTCTGGTAGGTCATGCCGGTGCCTGCCGGTGCGCCCACGAAAATCTGCGGGATGTTGGCAAGGTTTGCCAGCTCTGCCATTTGGTGGTTGCGGGCCTCGACCAGTTGCAACTTGCTTGGGTCGGACTGAAATTCCTTCCATTCAGCGTTTGCATTGAGCGCACCAATGGCGTTTCGCTTGCGAGCATTCGACCATGCGGCGGCCAGCTCGGTGAGTTCTTCGCCGGACATCGGCTCCGAATTAGGGGTCTGCTGGATGTACCCGGCCGTGATTTCATTGGATGCGAACCGCATGGCAGCCGTGTCCAGACGCTTCGAGATCTCAATAGCGCGCGCACCCATTGACAGGATGCCCTGAATCGGCGACAAGAATTGGATGACATCCTGATACGGGACATCAAATCCGTTGAAACGAATCTGCTTTGACTTGCCCCACCAAATCGGGCCTGCCATGTCAAGGGTCGTGACATCGGACATGGGCAGCCACTTGAACTTGACCGGGCGGCCATCCACCGTTGACCGTTCGGTGACATACCACATCGCGCGGCCGTACATGATCAGATCATCGGTCGTCCAGCTGAGCAGGAACTGCCGGGTGACCTCAGGGTCGGGACGCTCCATCCAAGTTTCGCTGGGAATTTGCAGCTCTTCGTACTCGCCCATTTGCTGGTTCCAGACAAGGCCGTACTGGTTGAACGGCAGTCCTGATACGAGGGACACGATGAGATCTCGAGCGCGCGAAATGGTCGGAATCATTATTGCTTCTTCGCGCGCCCACGACCCGGAGTAGGTCAGGAAATTGTCGATCTGGGACGCTGCGCCAGCTGCTGCCTTGATGGTAGGCGCAGAGCCGAATTCGGCTTTGCTGGCGCGCGTGAAAAATCCCATTGCACCGAGTATGCATCATTTGGATTTGCCGTGTGCGGATTTGGCAAAGATATAGAAATATCTAATCTGCGAATGCGAACGACACTTTGACGGCCGCTCGAGGTTTGCCAGCCATCGCAACCGCCCAGATCATGGCGCGGCACATCTCGATCGGGCCGGGTGATCTAGATGAGCTGACGGTGACCATGCCGGAATGCTTGGCAAGTACCGCCCGGGTCACCTGCTCGATCAGTGAGTGTTCACCGTAATGCGCCACTTGACCGGCTTTCAGCATAGACAGCACCAGCGTCGTCCATTTTTGAATTTCGCGCACCCCGCAGATGGTGACGCGGCCGTGCAGCTCGCGGGGGATGTGTAGATCGAGCGACCCGCCAATAGCGAATTTCATACCTCTGTGTCGTTGCCCGGATTCCATAACAGCGGCCCACAGCTCGGGCAGCGTGTTGGCCACAAATTCGACATTGACCCGGACACGGTCACCGTCCTCGACGGCCCTGATGCCGACAAATGTGTTGTCGTCGGTTGATGACTCAACTGCCAGCACACCACCGTCAACGGGGCTGGAGCTGCGATCCTCGAGGCTCTCAAACAGGCCCGGTTCCAGCCAGCTGCGCGACGAGTTCACCCAGCAATTGACTGACGCACGAACAAACGCCTGCTGGTTCGGTGATTTAGATTCTTCCTCAATCACATCAAATTCGAGGGTATGACCCAACGCAGGGTTGGCCCACGGCCACGCCTCCTTTGACAGCGGGTCGAGCTGCGGCGGCGGTGAGAATTCCCCTAGGTAGAAACGGGTCGGTCGCCCGGTGTCAATGTCGGCCATCCCGCGCTGACGAAACCGCAGCATGACATCGGACTCAGATGTGCCAGCCGTCGACCACATCGACAGCAGCGGGTCTTTGCGGGCGCGCATCGTCGGAATTAGCGCGTCGTCCACGGCCGCGCTCGAGCAATCAAACAGTTCGTCTATGACGCACAGATCCACGGACAGACCGTGACCGGCTGACGGGGTCGCGGCCCGTACGATCCACCGGGAACCGTCCGGCATGGTGAGCGACTGCCGCCCATACGACCAGATCACCTTGGCACCAAACTTTGCTTCCATCACTGGGGCCAAAGAATTGAACAGCTCGGACGCGAGATCAAGACGGTGCGCTGTTGTCAGCACGGTTTGGGGTTCGCCGCGCCGAATGGGTTGACTAACCAGCCACCATGCCACCAAACATTTCAGAGCCGTGGACTTGCCGTTCTGACGCGCCACGGAACACAGCGACTGACGGAACAACGGCCGCCCGTCCGGCCCCAAACACAGCTGATCGCCCAGCACCACCTGCTGCCACGGCATCAACCTGATCTCAAGAACCTTCTCGGCAAACGAAACCAAGTCCCCCAACAACTGGCGGTCACCACCCTCCGTGTTCGTCCGCAATCTTGGATAGTCATGGCAAAAATTTGACGAATCGAACGAAACCCTTATGGAATAAGGTTCGGATACAGAATTGGAAGCGTCCGGGGTCAATCGTCGGTCGCCATCCAAGAATTTTTGACCACTTTGAGTGGTTGTCGAGGGGGTGCGGCCTCCGCGTTTGGCGTTGCCGTGCCTTGCCCCGAGGCGGCTGTTGCATGACTTGCACAGGACGCGCAGGTTGTCTGGTGTGTTGGCATCGAGGGGGTTGTCGAATGTGTCGACCGGGCGGATGTGGTCGATGGTGTTGGCTTCGCGGCCGCAGATCGCGCAGCTGTTGTCTCGCTCGAGCATCTCTGTTCGGAGTCGTTTGTATTCGGCTGTGAGTCGGGCGCGTTGGTTGTTGCGCGCGTTGTCACCTTTGGGTTTGTTCTTGGGCTGGTTCATTTGGCTACCGCCTTCGCTTCGCTCAGTTGGTCTCGGTTGCTGTGGTCGGGTCGGTGGGTCGCAGTCCCCCCGCTGTTTGAGTATGTCTCTCTGGCCGCCGGATGTTCACTCGTAGGGGACGGTCGCCATTCGCGTTTGTGTCGTTCGTACGCCGCACCACCTGCTCGAGGGCATGGTGGTTCTACCCTCGTCTCCGAGTGTTTTACCTGCACAGTGCGAATCCGTACGAGGCCGTGAGAGCTGGCTAGGCACAATGCCCAGAGCCGACTTAGCTCACCACTGGTTGCCAGAGTGTAAGGGCCACTGACTTGGTGAGTACCAGCTAATTCAATTGTGGGCGCGGACATTACCAGAGCTGTGGCCGTTCTGTTCCGCCTAGCCGTTCCGCTATCAAGTTGATCTGGTTGGGTCGCCACACATAACACTCAATATGGGGCTGTAGCGCGTTGCACCATGACACCTGATCATGTGTCAGTCGACCAACCATTGTTTTGAGTTCGGCAAAGATGACACCGCGTTCCCGGTGTGCCAGCACTAGATCGGGGAATCCTTTGCCGTCGCTCCGCCACGCGCCCGGGCGAATCTGAGCGGGTACCGGGTGAAACACCAGCCAGCCATTCATTTTGGCTATTTGCTTGACTTGGTCGAGAAACACGGCCTCGCTGTAGTCCGGCACCCGCTCACCCATTGTGTTTCACCTGTGCGTTGTCCACAGCGTTCCACACATGACCATTGGGCTGCGAATACTTTTGGGTTGTGTCCAGCTCTGCCAGCCACATCCGCATGATGTCAATGATTTCGAGCAGGTGACCAACGGTCAGTGCGCGGCCTGCGAAATGGACTGGGCGTTCGTCGCGTGGTACGGCCATCAGAACGGGTCTTCTTCTTCTTGGACTTGTGGCTGCATGTTTTGGCAGATGCGTTGAGCGGGTACGCCTTCCTTGTGCTGCTCAATCCAGTCCGATGCTTGCTGTTTTGTCAGTCCGTCAACCCAGAGGGGGGCTGGGATGCCGTCACGCTTGCAGGCACCTTTGATGTAGCCGATTTGTTTTTCTGATGCTGCGCCGGTCATCGGGCTGCGTCGTTTCATGTCCATTTCAGCTTGGAA